AACTTTGCTTGATTCGCACCAAGATAGTTATTCACATCAGATACTAATGATGATGGTCTTGAATATAAATTGTTTTGATTTAAGTAGTCTTCGTATAAAGCCATTTTACTATACTCCTATTCCAAACCTACTTCCAAGATAATCCTGTAAACCACGTCTTCCTAAAGCTCTAGATTGTTCCCCTAAAGTCTCAAAAGCATAAGCATTGGGGTCTAACATACTCGCTAAAGTTTGTTCCCCACCTAATAAAGCTTGTTGTTTAGACATATTTGCAACCTCAGTAGACACATTTGGAAGTCCAGAGGCTACAGCTTCTGCCCCTCCTGTTCCAGGAATTTTAGAATAAATATTTTGCATTGACGCATAAGTTAATGGTGTCGTAATAGCAGTAGTCAAAGCCTTTGGAGCAACAGAGCCAATTAATTGGTCTATTGCTGAATGAGCTTCTGACTCAGCTTTTTCTGCTTCTTCTAATCCATATAAAACATCTGGAGCTCCTTCCTTACTTAATTTATCTGCGTGCATTTTCTGACCTAAACCTGATACCGCCCCAGAAATCACTCCTCCTACTACAGGAGGCGCTCCCAGAGCCATAGATAGTAATCCTACTCCCTTACCAAATATATCTGCGAGTCCCATTCCCCGACCAGCTTCCATAGCTCCTGTCGCCATTCTGTTTAAATATGCTTGAATACTTCTCCTATCAAGACCTTTCTTTTTAGACTCCCATACTGAACCTTGAGCTCCGTAGGAGCCTTGTATTCCTGTCAATCCTGACATAAATCCCATTGGACTATATTTTTTTGCCATAATATTCTCCTTATCGTGCCATGACTAGAGCATCAACTTTATCTGCCCCAGTTACGCTCACGGTTGTACCATCTGATGTGGTATATGTAATTAGAGTTAAAGCTCCAGCTATAGTACCTGAAGCTCCACCTTCTTCACTTAAATTATTTAATATTAAATTAACTCTTACTAGATTTGTAGCATCACTATCAATGGCTGAACCATAAGAAAAGTCAACATCTACAGTATCCGTTCCAGCATCTTCTCTCACAGTACTCCAACTATTTACTAAATAAGCTGAGTTATTCTCAAAAGCATCAGAATCTTTATTCCCAACTCTTACATATCCAGAAGCCTCTAGAAAACCTGCTCCACTTTTATTTACTACAGATGAGTATGTAACTGTAAATCGTACAGAAATCCCAACAACATTGTCTATATCCAAATCATGCAAGGAATCAGCAGCAACCTTATCTACTGAATAAGCTGGTGATGAACCTAATGCACTACTTCTTTGGGTTGAACCCACGTCAGTATAGCTCGATGTTACATCAGTAGTATCTAGTACATCCCCAACATGGATATTTGCTGTTGGCGTAAATCCTGTAGCCGTTTTATTTTCAGCTGATAACTGTAAAGCCTGGTCGCTGGCTACATTACCTACATCAAACACCTGTAGATTCTTTGGTATAAGCATTACGTCATAATTAGCATTATCGTAATCAAGATAACCATTGGCTGTAAAATCAAATGCATCGCCAAGAGTCAATAAAGAAGCTGGTATAAATTGCATTTGTTTGGCATAATTAAAGTTAGTTCCTCCGCCATCTCTTGTAAAAATTAATTTATCTGAAGATAATTGACTATATTTAGTTGCAGAACTACTAACTTTAATTTTAGAATCAGCACTTGAAATCTCAACATTACCAGCCTTCAAACCAGATGGAGTAGTTTCCCATCCACCTACACGTTGTTGAGTACGACTATATAAGTCGTTTGTCCGTTCTTTACGGTCTCGAGCTGCTTTTAAATTTGTACTTGTTGTTGGCATATTAAGTGCTCACCGCTGTTGATGGTGGTCTCATTCTTGTTCTATATATAACAGTAATATCATTAATTTTATAACATCCTGTTGCAGAAAATTTAAGTCTTAAAGTACTTACAGCTCCTATATCCGATGCATCTATATTTATTATACCATTTTGAGCAGCCGTTGCCCAAGTGGAAGATAAAGTACCAGTAGCATCAGTATCTCCATCTTTAAAATATGTTGTTGTTACAGCAACCCCTGCTGTTGCTTTTGACCATGTACCTCCGCTAGAATAAGATGTGTACCCACTAGTGTCTACGCCACTTAATTGAAATGTGTTAGTAGCTACATTAGCTGTAGTAAACAAAGTATCGTTTACTTGTGTCATTCCACCTACATCATCAATTCTAACAACTTGTCCATTAGATAATCCATGACTAGCAGAAGTCACTACACCTGGATTAGCACTAGTTAATCCAGTAATAACTCCAGTATCAGATGAAACACTATCGAGACCGATGCCCGTTGAATAACTTACTATAATCTTTTGTATTTTTTTTGTTACAGCTGGATTTCCAAAATCAAAATCTTTAGTAGTAAATGAAAAAGCTATATTTGTAGTACCTTGAGTTGGTAAATACTTTTTAACTGTTTCATTATCCGAAGCTCCTTCCAACCATATACATGCATCGACATTATTTTGCATATTTGTGACTTTCTCTGCTGTATAAGATGTAAGTTTTGTAAATGATTTAGTAATAAAATCATATACCAACATATCAGATGCTTGTGTACAATCTTGTACTATTAATAACTGAGATTTTGGTGGAAAAAATCCAACAACAGGATTAACAATTCCGCTCAAAGGAGCAAAATCTTTATCAAGTTTAACAGATAAGTTTGTTATTCCTTGATTTGGAGACCATACATATACTCCATTAGTATTGGCCCAGCAAATTCCAATTTCAGTTCTTACTACGGCTGTTGGTTTGTCAACTCCAAGTCCTTTATGAGTAGATTCCAAGAACCATTCTGAATCATTGGGAGATGTTACATCAATAATATATAATGTACTTTGTTTAAATGCTAATAACTTAGTTCCAAACGATTCAATAGATGTAAAATCTTCACCATCATTAATACCAATATCAATAAAATGATTTGGTGGAAATGTATCATATTTACCAATAGGAGTATATAATATTCTATCTGGCATTAACTTTGTTTCAGCTCCGCCGATAGGAGTATAATAATTAACATGAGCAACAAATGCTCGTTGATTACAAACAGTAACATCTTTGTAAAATAATCCTGCAGCTTCTCCAAAAGACAAATGACCAACGTCAGGACTATATCCATTAATTGATTCATATGTATCAATACTAGGCCCTTTTATTTCTATTCCTGAGCTACTAACCCAATTAGTTCCGCTTCCACCGTTTGTCCATGAAACAAATGCATCCCCCATATCTTTTCTTACTCCACGCTCAAAGTCCATATCAAGAAATAAAGTCCATAAATCATTACTATCCTTCTTCCTTATATAAGCCCTACCTCCTTTAATTCTTTTATTGCCAGGACTTGTAGTTCTAACTAACCCCGCTAAAACATTAGTAAAATAATTATTAGTAGGCAATATCGCAGATTCAGAATAGACTCTTAGTAATGATTCCTGATTACCTTCATAAACAAAAGACTGAGCAAATTCATATGTAGTAGCTTCCCATAATCCGTCATCATCTGTAGCTTCTACAGTTACATCAACATCAAATCCTGCGTCTTCCGCAGCATATTGAGCAGAACCAGCTGCAGATACATTAGCTCCTGTCGGAGCTGATATATTATTAGAAACTGGCTCCCATTCGTCAACATTTCCTCCAGGTACAGTATTAGAAGGCCCGCTTCTATCAATATGTCCAAACCATTGAGTTGTATTACCAGTTTGACCATTCTCTGAATCAGTAACCCTTAAAGCTCCATCAACATAATAATAAACAAATTCATCGCCAGCATGGTTACTACCTAAATCAAAAGCAGCTAAATGATTAACAACATCTCTAATCTCACCAGTATCAAATGGGTCTTCTAAAATATCAACTGTACTACTCGCAACGTCACATGCAGCAAGTAATTCTATAGGTAGTGTTACACTACTATCAATATCTTTATCAGACTTAAATAAGAACAATCCCCTTCCAGAATTTAATGTACCAGCCCCCCTAGCTGTTACGATTTCTGAAACTCTTGAAGAATATATCTGACCTGATTTATATACTTGAACATTACTTGCATCAGTAAGCTCATCATCTTTAATATCACGGGCATCAAATCTAGTGTTTAATCCACCTGAGAAATTTGATATTTGTAAATATTGTCTAGGCATTATTCTTTAATTTCAAAATGTACCAAATCATCAAATTTATTGTCTTTTGTCTTTGTGTCCATGTCCCAGTCTCCGCCCCATCTTATCTTTAAACCCATCTGAGATGCAATACCGAGAACATATCCACTAAAATAATGAAATCTGTCACGGTCACTCCAATCTATTGGGTACGGCGCAACATCCACAGCGACACTCGGACTTTGATTATGTTTACCG